CATATTAACTGCTACAGGGTTACCATCCTTGTCCATAGCATCTGCTATATCATTTATTGATACTACATTAGGATATAGTGCATAAATTGCCTTGTGTGTATCTACCATTATCCTGCTACCTCCATAAGTGTTATTCCTGATGCTACATTACCTTGTTGTACTTGATACTCTCCTGTTCTATTAATAGCAGCAGTTTGTGAACCATTACTTCTTAATTGTAGTTTATAAGTTGTTGCTGATGTAGTAGATGGACTATCTAAATATTGAACTGCTACTTGTCCCATATCATAACCAGCTTGTGAAGTATATCCAGTACATGGCTCTCCAGTTTCTCCACTTGCTCCTATACTAATTGCTGTAGTTCCCCTTACTAATTGAGTAAAAGCACTACCTGTAGAAGTTGTATTACTTGATGCAACATTCATAAGAACTAAAATTTTACTACTAGTAGCACTAGGTGTTATTGCAACAGAAAGTCCAGTTATATCTACAAAAGAACCACTAGTTGTTGTAAATGATGTATCTTTAGTTACACTAACTACTTGCAATATATTACCAGCACCTACATTATTAGCAGTAATAGCACCGCCAAATGTACTTGTGCTATTTCCTTTTATCTGTGTTGTCATACGACACTCCATGTTGAACCATCACCTATTGTAATTGTAATACCATCTGCTACAGTGACAGCACCAGCAGTCATAGCATTACGATTGTCTGCCAATGTGTAGTTTTCATCTAGTGTTGTGCTGTTTTCTACAAAACCAATTCCATTAATCGTAACTGACATTATTCTTCCTCCTCTGGTGTGTTACCTTCTGCTACCCATTCCAAATACTCTTGGTAGTCTGTGTTAGCTGGGTCAAATGGAATATGTGTTATTAATCCGTTATCTGCTGTATGTTGAACGCCTGTAATTTTATTTTCAAATTTGACTAATTTATAACTCATATTATAACTCCGCATTTGCTGTCCATTGACCACTCATTGTTGCCACTACCCAAGTTGCACCTGTTGATGGTATTCTCATATAAAAACTACTATCACCATTATCGCCAACAGAAGGAGTGCCTGATTGATTACTAGCACCACTTCTATCGTATCGCCAAGTATTTGCTGTGCCATCTGATTTGTAAAAATTTATGCTTGGGTTTGCTCTTTTTGGAACAGCAAATCTTACAGTTTGATAAAAATTTTGGTTTGCATCTATTGTTCCTGCTACTAGTTCTAAACCTTTAGTTGCGTTTGTTGCAGGAGCAGTATTTATATCATAACTTTTTTCATAATACCTCTGACACAACGCTAACTGTTGTCCAAACTGTAAGTGTTCAAATGGTGTAGCAGATGTTCCTTCTTCTATCTGTACACCTGTAATTCTTAAATTAGAACCATTAGTTGCTATATGGTTTGTTTGACCTGTTACACCTTCTAATACAGAAGAAGTCCAAGTACCTGCTGTTCCTAATCTACCAGAACCTGCACCTATACTAAAGATTACTCTCATACTATTTCCGTTGGTAGTATCCCAAGAACCTGATGTATCACCTGTAATAGTAACTGTCTTATACTCCCAAGTGTTTGCAGCAGATATTGTATAAGAAAATGGATTAAATCTATTGTAATCACCATTAGCAACTGAACCACCAAATGTTCCTGTTAATGTTGACTTTGCCCAAAAAGATAATGTAATTGATTTAGCAGCAGAAGTACCCCAATTTAATTTTGATATATTATAACCTTCAATAAATTGTTGAAAACTATAGCTGTCATTACTAGTTGGTGTTGATGCTGTTGTTACATCTAAAACTACATGATTAGTAAATCTATCAGGTTGCTCCCCTAGACTTGAGTTAGCTAATATGTTAAATACACCTGCACTTGCTTTCCCTCTACCTAACCATCTATCTACAGAATAAAAAACACCTGTACCATTTACTGTAGTTGAATAGTTACCTCTTTGATTAATACGCATATCACCATTGATGATAAGGTTACGCACACCAAGAGAGTTTTGTGTTGCTAGTGTGCTAGAAGTGGCAGGTAGTGTTAGTGTATTTGTTCCTGCAACTGATGGTGCTTGTATGGTAACTTCACCAGATGTATCGCCTTTGAGTTTTATACTAGCCATTATTCTGCTTCCTCTGCTGGTTCTGGAATTCCACCCTCGTCAACCCATTTAAGGTATTCTTGGTAGTATGTGTTGTCTGGGTCAAATGGAATAGCTTTAATAAAGCTTCTATCATCATCTAATACATGAATAGATGTTACTTCGTCTCTAAATTTTGATAATTTATAAATCATTATAACTCCGAATTTAAGTTTAATGTGGCTGTATTTGCTTTACCATGAGGTCTAAAAGTTGCATTAACAGTAATATTTGTAATATTGATTATTGTTCCTGTATTATTTGTTGACCCTAAAATAATTCCAGTAGAGCTTTGCGTAAATGCTGTAGCAGCGTCATCAAACCTAAAAACAGATGATTGTGAAATAGTTGGTGTAGCTCTCATTTGGATTGGATATGCAATGGAGCATTGTAAACCAGAAGTGGTTGGTCCTGAATATCCCGCCATTTTGCTAATAGTTTGATAATACCTCTGACATCTTTGTAACTGTACATCATAAGGTAAAAACTCAAAGTCACTAGCACCTTCACCGACTTCTAATTGAACTCCAGTTATGTTGATGTAATTAGCTGTAGAGTCTGCTAGGTTAACTTGACCTACTGCAAAATTGCTTAAAGTTAATGCTCCCCATGTAGTTTGTAATGTTCCTGATGTAAAATCACTTCCAAAAGCAAGACCAAATCTAACCTCTAGTCCAATACCATTGTCATTATTTATTGTTCCAGCAGTATCTCCATCAATAGTAATTGTTTTATATTCCCAAGTGTTAGCACTAGATATTGTATAAGATTTAACTATCGTTCTATTTGAATCATTTTGTAAAAATTGAACTACATATGTACCCGTTTTGTTAGACTTTACCCAAAATGATACTGTTAATGATTTAGCATTAGATGTTCCGTATGCTAATTGCTGTAAGTTTTGACCTTCAATATAATGCTGAATACTATTATAAGCACCTGAAGCTAAACTAGCATTAGCCGTTGTGCAATCCATTTTTAAACTTGATGCAAATCCTTGTCCTGTTGGCACATCTGTAGATTGTGTTTGTGTCCAAGTTCCAGCAGAACTTAAAACTGTTTTAAATCTATCTATTGTATTATATGTTGAACCACTAGATATACTAGCTACACTTGTAGACCTCTGTGCAATCTGCATATTGCCATTAATAATGAGGTTACGGAAACTACCTCCACGAAGAGAATTACCATTAGCATCTTGTAGACCATTTGCTGTGACTTTAGCTTTGGTGACACCTGCTGATTGTAGTTCTATTTCACCACTAGTATCTGATGTAACTACAACACCATTAGTTGTATCTGCATTTATTGTACTTGCCATTATAAGACCACCCATTTGCTAGAAGCAGGAACTGTGACTGATACTCCACTAGCAACACTTACAGGAGATACTGACATTGCATTGTAACCTGTAGGCACTGTGTAATTAGTTCCTATAATTGAATTATTTACAAATATACCATTAGTTGCACCTATCTGTGGTGCTATGCCTGTATTGTCACTATCTTGAACAACTGCTTTTTCAGCAGGGTAAGTACAGAATACATCACTTGTTCCAGACAAAGTAATTGCTGAACCAGCATTGCTAGACTCTAGTACAGTGTCCCTAGATAAAGTTGTGCCTGAAGCTGTATAAGTACCTAGACCTACCTCGTAGTCATTACCACTTGTAATGGCATAGTAAGTTGTATTACCATCACCTATAGCAGCAAAAGATTGAAAACCTGCACTTGCTCCAGCTAATGTGACTGTGCCTGTACCTGTTGTCGTAGTGGTTTCTTTTACTCTATCTTTTACGATAAGAGCCATATTTTATCCTTACGCTAATTCTACAGTTAAGTTGCCAGTAGTGATTTTAAATATATCACCTGAATCAATAGTTTTAGAAGATCTAGTGCTGTGTGGTATAACATATTACCACCACTAGCAGCATCCCATAAACCTATCCATCCTACAGTTCCCCATGATGCAGTTGCAGTTGGAAAAGTTACATCTGCATCTGTAGCAACTAAACCTGATGTGCCTGAAGCTGTAGCAAAAGAAGCAGCAGTTCTAGCATAAGAACCACCAGAAACTTCTGCACCAGTTCCTGCATCTGTTGGGTCTGCTGTGTGTAATGATACATAAGGGTCATTGACTGCTGTAAAAGCAGTTCCGTTAAGTGTTGCGTTTAGAAGTGCGACTTCTAAATAATCCGACATTTCAGCCATAATAATTTACCTCGTTGAGTTAGTAATAGTAAGTGGTTGAGCAGGGTATTCAGATTCATCATCACTCTTGCGTAGAGCGTTTACTCCTCTGTCATACATACTTGCCCATGTTGCAAGTCTTTCATCATTCATCAAATATGGTTCTGCTTCACCTAGTGCAGCGTAAAGTAATAAATCAGGTGTATCTGCTAACCAAAGGTTAGATGAATTAGTATCGCTTAAATATTCTGGTTTATAAAAGTAAACCATTTGAAGTGTGTAAACAGCATCAGGGATTGGAGCAAATTGAAACTCTGCACCCAATAGTGTATAGCGATTAGGTAATCCAGATGTTGATGAATGAGCATTTCTAAAAAAATTACTTGTAGACAAGAATTTAATTGTTTGTGGTGGGTTTCCTTGTAAATGCAAATCTTTCATAGCAACAAAATCAGAAGGCAAAGATACAGTAGCATCACCTGCTGTAGTATCTGCCGTAGCAACTTTAATCATTTGTCTTATGCGTAAGTCTCTTAACAATCTATCTTCAGCTAATCTTATAAACTCTGGTATCTGGGTTGTTAAATCAGAACGAGCTAAATAATCAGCTATAGTCGCTTGTAGCGTTGTGTAATCTGTAAAAAATGCCATTTAGATTCTGCCCTGTTTTGTTCTAAAAAATCTATTGTCTGGGTCGTTTAACCATGCAAAGAATTTCTTTTGGTCTAATACATGAAACCCTCTCATTATTCCTTGTTGGTTTAACTTATCAATAACAGTTAAAGGTATAGAAGCTATCTTGTTATCAAAGACATCCTCACCCCATTTTGTTGAGCTGTTATTGTATTCTTGTTTATTCTTTTCAATGATGTCAGTTACATCTTGATTGGTCTCTACAATCTTGCCATCATCTGTATTATGTTCTTTGAATTTTCTCATTTTATTCTCAATAATAATACTGCCCCCGAAGGGGCAATATTAATGTTTAACCTAAATTAAACTGCCAAGTCAGCAACGATACCATGTGCTTTCTCGTTAGATACTTGTAGAGTGTACTCAACAAGCATTTGATGCTTCTCACTGTCACCAGTTTTAGCCAATAGATTTGACTCAAATGGTCGTAGTGTAGCAACAGATGCCATAGTAGGGTCTAATACAAGAGCCTGTTCTGCATCTGGAGTTGTATCAGCAGTCATAAATCTGTCAGGTACAACAGATAAAGTACCAAAGTCTGATAAGTAAACATCAGCAGCACCAATAATAGTAGTTGCTTTAGCAGCAGGAGCTTGATAACGCTGCTCTGCAATACCAGCAAAAGTAGATACTACTTGTTTTTGTGTTGGCGGTACAACTAATAGAGTTGGGTTACCACCATTTTCAAAACATGATTTTACTACTTCTTTTAGTTTAGTTTCTGTAAATGCAGAAGCAGTAGCACCTTCTGTTCTAGCGGCTGTGCCGTTAGAGCCAACAGGAGCAACACCATCTGTCATTGTTACAAAGTTAGTACCAAGCCATGATTGGATAGAGCCAAGAAGTCTTGCTGAACCAGCAGCACCTGCATTTTGAGCTACATTACCAAGAATAGTTTTTTCCATGTCTCGTTTTAGTTCTTGTCCTGCTTTAGCTAGTTGGTAAGCTGTTTCTGTCTTACGACCTGCTTTATCAACTGCATCAAGAGTACCTGATACATGAACTGTTTTACCTTGAATTTGTGTTCTGTTACCTACACGAGTTGTAGGAGTATCAGAAGCACCTGAAGCATCAGCACCTTCTAAAAGACCTGCTGCACTAGCTGCTGCTAGGTCATCAGTTTGCCATTCATGATATGTTGCTGTTGCCTTTGTTTTACCAATAGATGAAACTACTGGTGTTTCGGTTGGTGCAATATTGAAGATAGTATTGCTTAAATCTTCTCTTTGACCAATCGCTGTATAAGTTCTAAATTCTGCCATTGTTTTTCCTTAAATAAAGTTTTCAAATATAGCTGCGGCA